CACAGCGACTAATGGTACTTTTACAATTCAATTCCCAACTGCGGGTGGTGGTTCTGAGATTCTAAGACTGTCGTAAGGAGCAAATCTAAATGGCATTTGTTCTTAATGATCGGGTTAAAGAAACCAGCACTACTACAGGCACAGGAGCAATTGCTCTAGGGGGAGCTGTAGCTGGCTTTGAAACATTTGGCTCAGGAATAGGTAACAATAACGTTACTTATTATGCTATTTTTCACACAACCTTAGGCGAGTTTGAAGTTGGTGTTGGTACGCTTGATGGATCAAGTGCTAACCTAACACGAACATCTGTACTATCGTCATCTAACAGTGACAACGCTGTTAACTTCTCCGCTGGAACCAAACAAATATTCTGTACACAGCCCGCTGCAAGGGCCGTGTTTATCGACAATTCCGACACCGTATCTTTATCATCAGGCGTTAGTGCTACCGGCAACAATCTTGCCGTAGCGGGGACCGTGGATGGTCGTGACGTAAGTGCTGATGGTACTAAACTAGATACAGTTGAAACAAATGCTGATGTCACCGATGCAACTAATGTAACAGCTGCTGGTGCTTTAATGACCACTGGTGGCACGATGACTGGTGCAATAAATCTTGGTGATAATGTCAAAGCTAACTTTGGAGCGTCTAATGATTTAGAAATTTATCACGATGGTAGCCATAGTTACATAAAAGATAGCGGAACTGGCGATATAAGAATCCTAGCAAATAGGTTTTTGGTAAATAATACAGGTGATTCAGAAAATATGATTAAGGCTACACCAGACGGGGCTGTAGAACTATATTATGACGCTGTTAAAAAATTCGAAACCAGTGCAACCGGAGCGACCCTGACCGGAGTCTTAGTTGGTGACGCTGTTTCCGGTAATCCAGTTACTACTTCTATTGCTAGTGATGATCTATTAGCAGTTTACGACACATCAGGATCAGCTATTAAAAAAGCAACTATTGCTAATGTCGCAGCACAAGGACCAGCAGGTCCAACCGGCGGTACAGGACCAACAGGTCCAACGGGTAATACAGGACCAACGGGACCAACAGGTCCACAGGGGCCAGGTGGTGATACAGGACCAACAGGTCCAGCAGGTGGCACAGGCCCGACAGGACCAACAGGTCCAGCGGGTGGTACAGGACCAGCGGGCGCAGCCGCAGGTTTTGGAACTCCAACAGCAAGTACAGGTCCTATTGGTGTTAGTGCAAGTGGACCTAATACAGCTAAAGTTTTTGCGTTTACTA